ACTCCATCAAATGTAGAGTTAGTAGTGATAGCTCCTGTCATTGCACCACCTGCTTTAGGTAGAGCTGCTCCTGCAGTAGTTGTTGTAGAAGTTAATATTGCATCTCTTGTAGCAATATCAATAGTATCTACTGTACCCGTAACAGTAATGTTACCAGTAACGTCCAATCCATCATTAGCTTTAACTCTCCCAAATGAACCAGTTGAAGCTGCTGAACCACTAAATAAAGTTTCAGTTCCAGCTGTACCAGCAAAGGATGATACACCAGTTAAATTACTTCCATCTCCAACAAATCCACCAGACGCAGATACGACACCAGATGCTGTAACGTTACCTGTAAATGTAGCAGTTCCTGTGTGTGAGCCATCCCACTCAGCAGTAACACCTACTATATTTTGTCCATTACCAAAGAATTTTGAAGCTACAACTTTGCCCCATGAGCCTGTTGAAGAAATAGAACCACTTGAGTTACCTTGAACTTCAAGATTTCCAGTGATAACACCGTTTCCAGAATGTGTACCATCCCAATCATTAGCAGGCACACCTGTTAACCCACTTCCATCACCTTGAAAAGCTGTTGCTTTAACTGTAAAACCTGACGCTGTAATTGTCATATTAGACGCGCTTATTACAAATTTTGATGAGGATGCATGGCTATCTACAGTCATTCCTTTCGGATTATGTAGATCATCACCATACAGCGCATTATGTTGCTTTGGCATTTCTTAAGCTCCTGTTGTATCTCTAATAGCTACTTGCTACTATAAAATTATTGTTTGTGTCAACAACGTACTTTTGATTCAAAAAAGTATCTGAATCACTATCAACAACGGCATCTTCTGCTGTTACTGGATCTAAACCCGCTGCTGTTGTTTTCTTTACTGCTAATGTTCTAATTTCTGCTCTTGTTGCTGTTTTTTTAACATCTGCTGTTAAATCTGCTGTTTTATAAACTTCTAATTCGTAATCATCATTTAACTGTAGACGTGCAACTTCTTCAGAACCATCAAAGACCCTGATCTTATCTAGGTCGATTGATAAAAATTTATTTCCTGTATTGAGTTTTCCCATTCGTGTGCTCTGTTACAATTTAAATACGGATACATATCTAAATATTAGAAAGTGTTAAATTATTTTATTCTACTTGTTCTATTACAAATTTAAATTTGGCACCGGTGCGTCTATTAATTAAAAATAAATCATTTTTGCCCTCTTGAATTGTCCACTTGCCAGTTGTACCATCAATGTCATTTGGGCCTTTATGTTCATTTGATAACTGAATATCTGCAGTGTATAGATTGGCAAATCTTTTTGTATCTGATCCTAAGTCTACTGTTGCATCTGTTGAAGGTATCACATTTCCTGTCATACTCAAGGAACCTGTAAATTGATGTGTATCATCAGAAGTATTACCAAATACTGTAGAACCTGAACTATATGATTGCGTTAGATATGCTACTGATGATGATACTATATAATTTTTTGCTATTATATCACCTTGTGCGTTTATGTTACCTGTAACACTTAATGTTCCTGCGTTTACTTGTCCAAAAGAGCCTATAGAAGATGCGGAACTAGATACGTCGCCTGACGTATATAAAGATGACAGCTTTGCATTGCTGCCCGATGTTATAACTTTTTTCCAACTTGGCATTTAGTTACTCCTTACGGTTGGTTACTCATTTGAGCCCACTTCCCAATGCAGCCATACATTAGGCCAATAAGACATTTAAAATTTAGTTTTCGTCTTCAACAGTCATTTCAATTTCATCACCCATGCCAGATACTTGATACATATTTCTTATCTTGCTCAAGACATTGACTGCTTGTGTTAAATACTTACCTGGTATCATAGATGATTGTATAAGTTTGTGTAAAAATTCTAACTCAATTTTGTCAAACTTCAAGACATCATCTAAGAGAACCTTAGTCTTGTTCTTCTTGCTAATTAAAGCCATAATGTGAAACCCTTTTTAAATATAATTGTATTAACCGACTCTAATCCAGATATCGTCTGCTTGTGTAATATACATTTCACCTTCGCCGTAAGAGCCAGAAGTAGCACCAGGAGCGGTTGCTTGGTCTATCTGCACTGTAGAAACGAATGCAGAAGGTACCACAGTAGCTGCGCCTGATCCAGATCCTGCAGATGCGCCTATTGATTTAGCAACTGCCCATCTTTGTGCTGATATATCATGCATCATAGCAGATCCTGACTTATCAGCTGAGCCACTCTGAACAATTAAACCACCATCTAAATTTACACCGGGGGCTCCTGCTGAACCTGTTGCTGCAAAGATAAAGTTATCTTCAACAAGAAGATTCTGCGTGTCTAGAGTCGTTGTCGTTCCCTGAACTGTTAAATCACCAGTAACTGTCATTCCTGCAAAAGTAGGAGAGCCACCGGTAAATTTTGTGTGAGTAAAGTCTACTGAAATAGCAGTACCAGCACCACCTGTTAAGCCACCTTGGCTAGCCAACGTAGCTGCAGCAATTTGAACATGCCCAATTCCTGCATTCTTAACAAATACTGCGCCTGCACCATTTGTATTATTCAATCCAATTGTGGAATCATCTACTGTTACTTCAACTTCATTTGCACCGACTGTGATACCATCACCACCGATAACACCAAGTACTCCTGCTACTGCAGATGTTAAACCAGTACCAGCTAGATTTGTTGCAACATCATCATTTATCATTGCATCTGTGACTTTAGTTGCTCCAATTGATGCTTCTCCACCTGCGGCTATTGTTACATCACCGTTGCCAGCTGTTACATTTGAAAATATTTGGTCCTCAAAGTTTGAGAATGTAATTTTCTGTGAACCACCATCGGTTGTATCTACAACAGCTACAAAGTCACCATCTGCTAAAGTTGTTTCAACGCCTAATCCATTTAAATCTAATGATATAGCATCAGCACCAGCTGTAATACCAGCACCACCAACTACATTTATTTCTCCACCTGAGGCAGTCGTTCCTGCTCCTGCTAATCCTGCAGCTACACCATCAGACAACATACCATCGTCTACTGATCCTGCTGCAATTGTAATACCACCATCTGCTCCAATTGTAGCATCTCCAGAATCTGAAGCTATCGCAAATACACCATTGGCGAGCATTGTCATTGTTGCCCTTTCTTCAACTCCACTATTAGAAATTAAGAATTCATCATTTGTTGCGTGTGGGACACCACTAAATTCATCTAAATTATCTATGTCTTGTGTTACACCTGTTAGTGCACTTCCATCACCTGAGAATGAACCTGTAAATCCTGCAGAAGCAGTTACATTACCTGTAACGTTTAAGCGAGTTCCATCAAAAGTTAAGGTAGATTCTGCATTTACACCAGAAGCACCAGTTGAAGTTATTATTCTATCTGCTGTGCTACCATTTGTATAAGTAGAAATTGCTGCAGATGTTAAATTTGTTATTCCGGCACCATCACCAACTAACATACCAAATGAACCAGTTGATGTTATAGAACCGGTTACATTTCCAGTAACTGTAAGAGATCCATGTGTTACTGCACTTGCTGCACCTACTCCAAGATTTGTTGCGGCAGCAGCAGCAGATGAAGCACCTGTTCCACCGTCTGTTAGTGGAACATCAGTTCCACCAGCCCTATAAATTATGTTACCTTCAACAGCTATATCACCACCACTGGCTCTTGCAACTGTAGTATCGGTTGCATGTCCTATATTAACTGCTGTAAATTGTGGAGAGTCCCCTGTACCAATGCCTAATGCTGTTGCAGCAGCAGTTGCTGAAGAAGCACCAGTTCCACCGTGGGCTATTGCTAAATCTGTGTCAAGTTTGGTTATACTAGCGAATGACGGTGATGATCCACTAACAATTACCTTTTTCCATGTTGCCATTTTTATTCTCCTCTAAGAATGGAATTCAAAGAATACAGATCTTCTGATTCGATGAATATATTAATTCTGTTATAAATATTGTATCAATGAATTATTATTTTATTTAAATTCATCATTCATGACCTAAGTACCACTCATTGCTGCCAGAATAAAACATTCCGCCTGCAACAGCGTTTGGTGTAACATTCAATGGGCTAAATACAACAACCTTGCTGTCTACTTTAAATACCAATTCATCAGAACCATTATATATTTCTAATTCTGGCGGTGTGCCAGACTTAAATAAAAAGCTAGAACCTGTCATCTCATTCATTCCACTATTCTCATTCCATACAGTACTACCATAACTAAAATCAGTATTCACAGTCAATGTGTCTATTTGTAGTGATCCTGTAATTGGTGCTGATGTTGTAAGAATTGATTCTACAGATTTTATTCCGTCTTCTTTAAGGAAATATAATTTGCCATCTCTTGTATTAACAGCTAATTCTCCTAGAGACATAGAACCTGTATCTGGAACTTTGTCCGCGATTGCAGACCTTTTAAGCTTAACAGTCTGTGCCATTATATAATAGCTCTCCTAAGTTGAATGGGTATATACCCAAAGTAATATTTTTGTAAGGCTATATAGCCTCTTATCTAAATATGCAAATTACTAAAAAGAACCACCATCTATTACAACATTCGAAACTACCGGTTCTCCTGCAATCTCTATATAACCAAATGAGCCAGTTGTTGCAGCTGTCATAGCTCCATCTAATAAAATGCTGCCTGTAAATTGATGCGTATCATCAGTTGAATCACCAAATTTTGTTGATCCACTTTGAAAGATAACAGATGAAGTAACATATTGTGTATAAAATTCTTTTGCTGTAATACTGCCGGCTACGTCTAAATTGCCTGACAAGTTCATGCTTGAAGCAGATATGTATGATGCTGATAATGATGTGAACACCGGATTATCTGATATGCCTATTGTGCCAGTAACTGGTGTTGTGCCATCATAGTATATGTTGTTAAAAACTAAATTATTTCCAGGTTGTAATGTCAGAACTTCCATACTACCAGTTCCAGTACCACCCCCAGAACTTTCCGATGATCCGCCTCCGCCGCCCATAATAGTTGTTGCCCCTGTGCTTACTACTCCTTGCTCAGGTGTTATTATTGTAGAATCTACATTTTCATTCATTACCATTTGTGTTGGTGTGATAAATTGTTGAGTTGTGTCTGCTGTTGGCGGATATGAATCAGGTAGTAAATACCCATTCAATGTTACAGAAAAATTTGTCTTTATATTTCTTCTATTTTCTTCAAACTCACTAGCATCATCAAAGCTATCTATTGTTGCCCTAAATCTAAACTTACCGGTCTCTCCCCAATAAGCACCCTCTGACCAATTAATTTTCTCAATGATGCCATTCATTTGATCTGTAAAACTAGTCCAGATGGTGAAGTCATAACTCAAAACAACATAATCAGGTACAGCAACAGAGTACATTTCTTTTTTTGGTATCGTTCCCTTTGTTGCAGAAAACTTATCATAACGATTTACTTTGCTATAGCTAGATTGAAAAATATGATGTAATTTTGGATTTGTAGGATCTAATTTATCAACCGGAATTGTTGTATCCTTTGTCATAGATGTTCTTCTAAAAACTATAACAGGACAAATAATTTTTCTTTTTTTATCCCTTACAGATCCTTGTCGCTGTATTGCAAACCACTTCTCAGGATTTGCATACATTATCGGTACCTTAACTTGCTCACCTGCTTCTTTAATATTAGGCTTTATTATATTATTAAAATACCAATAAAGTGCAGAATCTATATCTAGTAAGCCAACAGATAGACCACGAACCTTATCACCAATTCTTGATATTTCTCTGCCTCTGTTTATTTTATCAGCTGCTGTTTGTCTATTTGCTGGTACTAATTTTGACATTATAATGCTTGATTTGTTACGACGTCACCAACAGTGATAGTCTTTTTTGAAATATGTTTTTGTGTTGTAGTCATCTTATCAAAATGCGCAGGTACTAAGTAACCTTTTAATGTTACAGAAAAATTTGTCTTTATATTTCGCTGTGTTTCATCATACTCACTTGCATCTTCAAAACTATCTATTGTTGACATAAATCTAAATTTTCCGGGCTCACCCCAGTATGACCCCTCTGACCAATTTATCTTTTCAACTATAGAATTCTGCTGATCTGTGAATGCAGTCCACACGATAAAATCATAGCTTAGAGTAATATAATCTGGTACAGCAATGCTATACAATTCCTTCTTTGGTATTAGGCCTCTTGTAGCAGAAAAATTATCATAACGATTTTTATTTGTGTAACGAGACTCAAAAGTCTGATGAAGCTTAGGATTTGAGGGATCTAATTTGTCGACGGGCATGCTAGCATCTTTGGCAAAACTAGTTCTTCTAAATGCTATTGCCGGTGTGATAATTTTTCTTTTAATATCTCTGAACCATCCATCTTTCTTTATTGACTTCCACCTCTCAGAATTCGCGTATATCACCGGAACCTCAACTTGTTCACCTGCTTCCTTGACCGTAGGCTTTATGACATTTTTAAAATAATAAAATAATGCAGAATCAATTTCTAAAAGACCAATTGAAAAATTTGAAGTTTTATCTTTTAGTCTAGAGATGTCCTCTCCTCGATTTCTTTTATCTGCATCTGACTGTATATTCGCAGGAATAATCTTGGCCATGACTAACCTCTTATTCTTTGAATATTAACTCTAGATTGCTCTGATAAAAATGCTGTCACAACAACAGAATGATTTTGACTTGCTTGTCCACCTACTAGTTGGTTCTCATTAATTGAATTTATTTCCCAATATGTGTAGTTCCAGTCTATCACATCACCTAAGTCAGGAACAAAATTTCCTGAATCTATCAATGATTGTCTAAGAAATGAAAATGTTGCATTTTGATTTGAATCTGGCCCAAACTCTGATGTTTCAAAATCAAAGTCCTCTGATTCTATAAGACATGCTAACTTAATACCATTTTGATACGACCTTCCTTGAGATGCTTCACCATAAAAATTAGTTTCTGTTTCATAAACAGAGACTTTATAAATTACGACTTCTTGATTTATAACACCTGTTTTATTATTTACAGGATCCCCTAAAAGCTCCTTATTAATTGTATCAAAGAAATCTAAATCTCTTGATCTTATAAATCTTCCGGCCATTGGTTTATCCTACATAAATATTAAGTGGTACTTTGTTAAGTTTTTCTTGTAGTCGCATACTTTCTTCACTATCTGTTTCCATTAGCACACGCCTGCTAGTTTGTTCTAATGTTTCTCTTAATTCTGCAATGAGTATTTCTTTATCTGCTGCTGCTTCTGATCTAAGTGTTTCACCATCCATTGTAAATTCAGAGCCGGGTATAGGTATTGACCCAAATTTGCTTCTGATGTTTCCCAAAAGTTCCTTGCATAATACTAGTCCATATTTTCTAATCCATTGTCTACCTACATCATTAATAAATTTATATTCCATATTATCATAGGGTGCATTAGAATAGTCTGAAATTACGTTTGGTTGCTCGCCACTTCCTGTTACTAGTGTATTGCTTCTTTCAGACGTCAGTATATAGTCAAAATATAATTTGTGATTTGTGGTTGGCTTAGGAAATAGTCTTAGTTTATTATTAATTAGCGTAAATGAATACTGAGACTTTCTTACCATGTCATTAAATTCTATAGATTGTATTCTTAGTAAATCTTCAAATACTGGCATTAAAGTAAAAGATACACCAGGTGAGTAGTCACCGAAACCGAATGATTGAAGAAAATTTGCAGTATTAAACCCTGTGGTTGCATAAGGGTCATAATATTTGTTTACTGCTGGTGTGCTATCATGGTAGACTTTCTTAATTTCTATAGCTTGGCCTGATTCAGATGCAACGCCATATAGAGCATTAAGATCATATTCTTGTGTACCTGATACTGCACTAATACTACCTTTTTTCCAATCAACAAAGCCTCCGGCTCCTGCCTCAGTTCCATATTGCTGACTTAAAAATATAGTCCTGCCCATTGTTGGTGTTACTTTTTTACCAGATAAATTTGAACCTGTTGATTGTCCTTGTAAGTGCAGTAGGTTGTCTCTTATATTAAACTGATTAACTTGAGAGCTATATTCAGTGACTGCTTCTTCAAAGCAGGCGTAAAAAGATCCAGATTGCATTTCAACATCGACAATAGGATAGCCTAGCCTTCTTGCAGACCAGTCTGCAAATTTATCTATTGATGTTATATAGTCACTATCAGTATCATAAAATCCGTAAGGAGTATTACCTGCTGAAAATGAACTAGTTCCTTGCCATATTGGTACAGCCATATTTTATTCTCCAATTAGAAATATTTCTTTCCTTTTATAAATATCAAAGAAATCATAATAGTATAACGAAATAAAAAAGGGGCTCAAAAAGAGCCCCTTTAATAGATTGCAAGTAAGACTAGTTGT